ACTTATTTCTTCGTCTTTAACAACAGCTAATAATGCTATTCAATTTATTAATAATGATAATAAAACTGCTTATATTGGCTTAGGTGCAACAAGTATGTCGGGAGGTGGATATTATTGTAGTAATTTATATTTTGAATCAACAGCAGCTTATGGTGGAATGATATTTAATACAGGCGGTAATGTAGGCACAAATGTACCAAGAATGATAATAACATCAAATGGTAATATTGGCATAGGAATAACAAATCCTTCAACAACATTGACAACTAATGGTTCGATAACTATTTTAGGAAGTACTACAAATAATTTAATTTTTGATAATAATCTAAACAATTATAAAATTCAATTATATACAGGTAATGGATTTGGTGTAAATTCGTCTGGTTTAATGCATATTTCATCAGGAGCACACTTATTTTATAATTCATCATCTCTTACAACAGTTTTAGCAAGTATTAGTCCTTCTGGCGATTTAACATTGGGAGGTACTATTTATGCAGGTAATATTTCAACAGGTGGAAAAATGGTGCTTGGTAATGGTGTTTGGCATAATTCAGCAGATGGTGTAAATAGATTTTTTTTTGATACAAATGGAAAGACATATTTTCATCAAGGTGGAAATGCGGGCTATGTATTTCGAAATACAGCGCAAGGAGATGTTTTTACAATAACTGATTCTGGTAATATATTAGTTGCGAATGCGGCATTAATAACAGCTACTAGTCTTGATTTTTCAAATGGTGGAGTAAATTCTTTTCAAGGATCAATTTATCTAGGTGCAGGTAGTTGGCATTCTGGAAATTATAATAGTATTTATACTGATTGTGGTGCGAATGCTTCTACATATTGTAGATTAGTTTTTACGAATTATAATGCTGGTAGTCCGGGTGGTTTTTATTTTTCACAAGGTAATGGCGCAGGAGGATTATCAGTAAACACTATTCCTAATCCTAGTTATTCAATTTCTACTGGTTATAGTTGTTATTTTAGCGCGACTTCATATCCATGTGATAGAAGAATAAAAAAAAATATATCGAATGTAAATGAAGCAAATGGATTAGAAAAAATATTATCATTAAAAGCAGTAAAATATAATTATATTGATGAAAAAAAAGGAAAGAATGATGTATATGGATTTATATCACAAGATGTTATAAAAATTATTCCAGAAGCAGTAGAGATTAAAGATGAATATATACCAAATATATATACAAATGCGACTTATGTAGATAATATTGTTTATTTTGATGATAATGTTGATATATCAATATTAAATATAAATACAGAAATAAAAATTGATGCGAATGATGAAACAGAATATTATAAAATTATTGATAAAACAAGCAATTCAATAAAATTAGATAATAATATTAAATTAAATCAAAGAAAACAACCAAATACAAGTAATTGTTTTATTTATGGAACAAATATTAATGATTTTCATACATTAAATAAAGATTATATATTTACATTAAATGTTTCTGCTACACAAGAATTATATAAAATTATTCAACAACAACAAGAACAAATAAATAAATTGATTATTGAAGTTGAAAATTTAAAAAAATAATTATTCATCATCATCTATAAATTGACATTTGACATTAGGATCTCTTTCCTCATCTTCGTCTCTTTCTTCGATTAAATCATAATCAATATAATTATTTATTTTATATCCATTTGATTTATAATATTTAATTCTTTTATTTCCTTTAAATTTAAAAACAGAAAAATCATCATAAATATCAATACATAAAGGAACATATTTTCTTTCATTCTTTTTTTCTCGTAAAATTCGCCCTACTGATTGCTGAATATCTCCAATAGGACTTGCTAATATTACTGTATTTAATGTAGGAATATTTAAACCTTCACTACTCATTTGATAAGTAGCTAAAATTATCTGTTTAGTTGCTGAAATATCTAAGTCAGACATTTTCATCCCTCCTACATAATAACCATAAGAAGCTATCTCATCATTTTTAATAAATTCTTCTAAATCTTTTAATTGATTTTTACGTTCCGATAAAATTAATATCTTTCTTTCTGGTTCTTTTTTCAAGACTTCTTTTAATAAATTAATAATAAATTGAGTTCTTGGTTTAAAATTACAAATATTATTAACCATTGAGACAATATTAGGAGTTCCATTATACATCATTTTTACATAACTATAATCTAAATCATGAACATAATATTTATGAAGATTTACAATCATATCACAATCTTCACAATTATTTTTAATCTTATAAACAGACTTTCCCAAATACCATTCAAAAACCTTTCTTAAACCATCCTTTCTATTTAAAGTCGCTGATAATCCCAATGTAATTCGAATATTCATTTTTCGAAATGCTCTTGAAAAAACTTCTGATGCGATATGATGGCATTCGTCAATAATTACTAATCCAAATTCATTAAAAATAGCTGGATCATAATCACGAATTGCCAATGATTGTAAAGTTGCTATAACAATATCTTTATTTTCTACATCAACTTTATTTTGCTTAATTTTACCAATTCTTGCTTCTGGCACAAACATCTTAATACTATTAATGAACTGTTCATTCAAGAAATCTTTATGAGAAATAAATAAAGTTTTCTTTTTAAAATAACAAGCGACATAAATAGCCATAATAGTTTTACCAAAACCACAAGGAACGCTAATAATTCCGCCCAATTTCTTCTTTTTATTAACATTATCAATAAACGCATTAATAGGTTCTTGTTGAACATCGCGTAATTTTCCATTAAATTCTAATAATGGACAATCAACGCCAAAACTTAATTTATCATCTAATGGAAAGCCAAATTTCTCAATTCCGTAACATTTTGGCACATAAAGCTTATTGTCATTTTCGAGATAAATAGGATATTCTTTTTCTACTGAAAAAGCGGCATTTGAAAATACCTTAGGACTAACTAATAATTCTTGTTTAATTTTCTTAATTAATTCTTGATTGTTTTCGGTTTTTTTAATACCATAACCTTTATTATTAAGAGAAGTTATAATATTCATCATTTTAATAATATTAATTTATTTTTATATATAATTATTTATATAGTAAAGATGATAATAAATTTTCTTAGGGCGTTATTAATATTAATATTGATTTATATAATTATTGTAGATGTCGAATTACCAATCATTATAAATACTCCAACAAATCAGCTTTTTATTGCTATTTTAGTTATAATAACTATGCTTGTCGTTGATGAAATTGTAGGATTTTTATTAGGATTAATGTTTTTAATATTATATTTTAAATATTATCAGAAAAAAGTAAATCCATCCGCAAAATCTGATTCATTTTCACAATACTTATTAAACCCTTTTGTTGATGCTATAAATACAATGAATAATAATTATAAAACTTCAACAGCTGATTCTAAACCCCTACCATATTCTCTTCAACCTGTAATTCCTGAACATTTTGTTCAAGATTCAGCAGACGGTTGTGTAACAACAATGCCTTATATATCAAATGAACTACTTAAAGCAGCTCAAACAAATATATATGATGAAAAAAATTACAATTTAGAAATTATGCAAGATGGTGGAAATTTCTATGGCATTCAGGGTTTAAATAGTGATAATAAACACTATGAAGCATTTGATAATCAATATACGCGATATAATTCCGTTTAATTTTATTATTAAAGAAGATTATAAAAGAATAAAACATAAATAGCAACAAATATTAAAGATAATTTAATAAAATAGTCATAAGAATTTAGCATAACTGAAATATTTTCAGGAACTTTACTTAAAATTGTTGAAAAAATATAAGGATTGATTATTATCGCAATGACTATACAAATAATAAATGATTTAACTACAAGTTCATTATCTATATAAGACTTATTTTTTTGTGCTTTTACAACAGGTTGTTGAAGTTGCTGGGGTTGTGAAGGTTGCTGAGATGGTTGAGGTTGCTGAGGTTGATAAACTGGTTTTTGTTCATTTATTTTATATCTAGACGATTGTGATTCATTTATTGCTAATTCTTGTTCAAATTCATTTAAAACATCCCGAATCATAGGATCATCAGTTGAATCATCGGGACTACCACCAGTAGTTTTTAAAGGTATTTTATCAATTGGTGTAATCATATTATTTTGTGATTGAGATTGTTGCGGAGACTGTGGCTGTTGCATTTATAATATTATAACTTAAATATATATATTAAAATTACGCAAATATTTTATCAAAAAAAGTCTTTTCAGTTATTTTATTATCAGGTCGTAAATTCCCATTATATTGATTTAAGGGATTTTCATTACATTTTGCTGGTTTTACCTTATATTTAAAACATCCATCTTCAATTCTGAATATTTTTCCATCAACTTCATCAGGTCTTGGAGCATAATATAAAACACAATTTTCTTTACAAACTCTGTTAAATAATAATGCTAATGAAATACCAAACAATGAACTTAAAAATATTTGCCCTATACTATCATAAAATAATCTATCTATAATATCTTTGGTATCTATCATAATATATAATTCTCTATTTAAAGTTTATTTTTTTATATTATAGGTTGATCAATGGCTTTATCTGTACATTTAATTTCTTCTACTTGATATTTATAACAAACATCATTTTCATTTTTATAAACTATTTTATTGACATTATAAGGGGTAGGATATTTTATAATGATTTTGGGTTTTGGTGTTGAAATATAAACATATAAAATACCAACAGCAAACGAGATTATAAAGGCAAACACATTAAACTTAAAGACCTTTTGATTATTTTCCATGTATTATTCTAATAAATAATAAATATAATTGTAATAGAGATTGCTTAATGACAGACTATTTTAAATATATTAAGATAATAACTTTTATTATAATATTTGCTTTATTAGTTCATTATGGTTATATATCATTTGGCACTTTTAATTTAATTGGAGTCTTATTATATAGTTTTATAGTTGTTCCTATTTTATATTTATATTATGCTTTATATACAGTATTTGAAGGATTAATACAAATACCAACATATATTTATCAATTATTTGTTCAATTTTATAATGGTTTTATGATAGTATTTGGATTCATATTTAGTTTTATAAATTATTTTAGTATTTTAATTTTACATCCTGATGATGAACTTATTTAATAATTTTATAATCAAATTGACTCGTATAAACATCAGGAACTTCTATATATTCTGGTCTTTCTAATGATATATATTCATATAAATCTTTAACATTTGCTGTTGCTTTCCATTTATCAAATAAATAACTTTTTTTCTCTAAATAAGAAGCATAATTAGTAGCATTTATTTTTCTAAGTTCTTCATATTTTGCTAAATAATATTCTTTATTTTCTTGTTTTTTTCGTTCAACCTCTTTTTTAAAATTATTATATTTATTAACTTTATCAAATAATTTAATTTTATTACTATCTGATTTTTGATTAATATTATCAATTAATAAATAACCAATATCTCTCAAACTGTTATTCATATTTATTATTTCATATTATATTTTTTTTGCGTCATAAATCAAAGGCTGAGATGTTTCAAAAATACTTTTATAAAATTCATCTAATTGTTCATTTGGTGTTAATGTTTCTTCATATTGCGTAATTGGAATATATTTTATTAAAGTTTTTGGATGATCCATATTTTTATATTTATTTTCATAATAAGCTTTTATAATTAAAACAGTCCCAACAAATAATATAAATAATGCTACTGACTTCATTTTATTTATATTTACAAAAAAAATAATAATAATTAAATTATTGAGGTGTTTCTTCTTCTTTCACTTCTTCTTTTGTTTCTTCATTAATTATTTCAGAAGCTCCTTCTGGAATAACTTCGGTATTGGCTAATTTTGAAGCAGTCCACGGATCAGGTTGTGAGAGATCATCAGCAAGATCAGCAGGCTGTTTAGAAGCTCCTTTGGCTTTTAATTCGGCTGTTCTTTGTTCAAACATTTCATCCTTACTCTGCATATTTTGTTTGTATTCTTTCATTAAAGTATTAAGTTGAGTTTCAGAATATTCTTGATCTCCAAGATCATTTGGATTTGGTGACCATGGACACCAGCAACCTACTTGGCAGATATAAATATCAAATTTATCATCATATCGTTTAATAAATTGGCTTCGATTTTTAGCTTCATCAAGAGTATCAAAAGTTCCACGAACCTTAATACCACGCATAGAAGTTCTAAAATTATTTTCTCTATGAAAATCAGCCTCTATATCAGTTGAATTAGTGCTTTTGAAAAATTTATATTGCGCATCCATTTCATCCTTATTAAATATATATTCATGATTAGAACGAATATTTTTAATTAGATCAGCTGAATCTGGATATTTATTTTCAAGACATTCAAGAAGTGTTTTAACATCTTTTCCAAAATGTTCAGTGAATTTTGAGAAATAATAAGCTTCCTTGTCTTTTAAAATATCTTCGGGACTTAAAAAAGAAATTAAACAATAATTTTGTCCTCTGATTGGTTTATCTTCATCAAGATAATCTTTGGTTTTTGTTGAAACAAGTACTTCTTCCATATCTAATAATTATATATATTAAAAAATCTTATATCTTTTTTTTATTCTAAATAAAAAATATTTTATAATATTAGTATAAAATATGAATAATCAACCTTCATACAGTTTTGATATATGGGAAGCTTTAATTCGTATCCTTAAATACGCCATAGAAGCTATTGTTGTTGCTTTTGCCGCCTATGCCCTTCCAAAAGAAAAATTACAATTTAATGAAATATGGATGATTGCCCTAACTGCTGCTTGCTTATTCTCTATCTTCGATCTTATATCTCCGTCTATCTCTGCTGGTGCCCGTCAAGGTGTTGGACTTGGTGCCGGTTTCCGTCTCGTAGGATTCGCTTCTTAAAGAGAAGGTATAACCCTATAATTTAACTCTTCGCATATTTTTTTCCATATTTGGTCTTGAACGTATAATTTTTCTCTACTTTTTAATAATGGAAAGAATTTAAGATATTCGTTTAAACCTAATATTTGAAAAAACTTATATAAAACATAACTATATGATAAGAAATTTTTTCTGTCTTTGGGACAATGTTTTAAAAACGGACCTTGTATTTCCTTAAACATCGAACATAATTTTTCTTCTAATTCCGTTGAAAATTGCGGTGTTGGTATTCCATTAATACGATTAATAATATAATTTATATGTTCATAATATTTATTAATTCTTAATCTTTTTAATATTTCTCTCATCTTTGAATATGTAATGTTTTTAGTATCATGAATCTTTTCTTTCTTAATCTCATTTAAAATCTTCTCAAAAATATCATTTGGTATATCAGTGCTTTCTTTTCCTTGAACTTGATTACACCACTCTCGAAAATGATTAATCCTTTTATAACTAAAATGTGAAGTATCCTTTGTATTTTGTTTCAAAATTGGTCTATTTTGTTCTACTAATAATAATTCCTGATAACCGCAAGTATTACAAATCATGATAGCATCTTGTTGAAGACATATAAGAGGTATATTACATTTTCTACAAATTTCTGTATTTTCTTGATCAATCTTTTTAATATGATATTTGTTGGTTATTGCTAAATATTTATCAACTAAATCGCTTTTTTCAATGATTTTATCATCTTCAATTTCAGTTACATTATTATTAACAGGTTCTTCTTTGATTATATTAAAAGATTCTAAAATAGATTTATTTTTAAGTTTTGGAACTCCCGTATTTGTAACAGCAATTGTCGATTGTTTTTCAAGCATTTCATAATAACTAAATAATATATCACTAGTATTTTCATAATATTCAATTTCATCAAAATGATTTATATTATTTATTTGATCATTTATATTTTTCAATTCTTCTTTTATTTTTATATTACTATTCCATAGTTCATTATATAAATCTTCATTTTTAATATTTTCATTATTATATTTTATTATCTCATCATTAAGTAGTTTATTGTGTCTTTCCAAAATAGTTATTTTATCCATAAAATTTTTATCATCTATAATTTTTTTTGTATAACTTGTTATAATCTTGTTGTGCATCGCATCAAGAGTAGATAAATCCTTCGTTATATCTATATTCTGAAATCGTTTCTTAGATGTTTTGTCTTTAAACATGTATAATAATAAAAAATGCGAATATGCTTTTATATATCTTATTAAATATATTTTTTTCTCCTATTATAGTATAAAGAATATAGCATAAATGGGTGGTGGTCTTCTTCAACTTGTTGCTTATGGTGCTCAGGATGTTTATTTAACTGGCA